ATGAACATGTTCCGTACATCACAAATATTTTGAATGGAATCAAACCACCAAATATGCCACAAGAACTAGAAGAGACTCTACGAATCATGTTCAAAGATATACAAAAACCATTCGACGACAATTGTCCGACAGAAAGAAAAAATTTTTTGAGTTACTCATATGTTTTATATAAATTTTGTGAACTTCTTAGTGAGGATGAATATCTTCAATATTTTCCACTCTTAAAATCAAAAGAAAAATTATACCATCAAGATGTTATATGGAAAAAAATTTGTCACGATCTTCGATGGGAATATATTCCAACTGTTTAAAACTTTTAATTTCAAAAAATAATTCTAAAGTTTTTGAAAAAAAAATAAAAATAATTTTTATTTTTTGAACCTAAGTATTCTGAAAAAGTTTAAAAAAACAAACCATGAATCAACAAGAAAACCAAGCCTTATTGGCACTCTATGAGCTCGAGTCTCACGTGAATCCACACCTAGACAATATCAATCAAACGGACCCGGCTGTCCGGTACTGCATGGAACAGGCGAGGTTTCATCTGAAGACGGCCCACGAACTCCTGGAAGCAGCCGTGTTAAATCCACAGACACGTCACGATGATGATCTCGTATTTTATCAAAGGCTTTCGCGAGTTCTCCCGCTGATGGTCCTAATGCAAGTTTCCGAATCTCAATCTCCCGACCCGGTTGAAGAGGAAAATTTACCAGATACGCCAACCTCAGTCCTGTCAAGTCAAGATATTTTCGAGCCTGTTGATCCATCCCATCAGTGAGAGTCTTAATAGCCTTGAGTTCTAGTATCACAGTATTGTCTATAATAATATCAGCTCGTAACTGCCCAACAACATGACCCCTAAACCTAACCAGAATATGACGCTCAGATTCGTATGGAATACATTTTTCTCTCAGTATAACCTCGACCGCATTATGATATACTCGTTCACTATAGCCAGGTCCTAATTCAGAATAGACTTCTTTCACTATTTTTTCAATATCCCACTTCATTTATAAAGAATGTTTAATTTTCTCTATATATGTTAAGATGGCTCCTACAAATAGGCAGACACAAAATAGACAAAGGGTTCTTACGGGGAGGAGACGAAGTTCAGAAATTGATCGTGCAATCAATCGATTATCGAATAATTTGGTGAGATTGAACATACCACGGAATAAGTATAATCTTGGTACAATTACGAAAGCGAACAATAGGTATATGTCTGTTAGGTTAAGCCGGAAACTAATCGATAATCTAAAAGAAATTTACTTTCGAACGTGGACTCGACAAGTTGAATATGCCGGTACTATCCCGTTTACCATTAATAATACCAGAAATTACGTTAAATTCAACACACCGACAGCTCATACGAATAATCGAATAGCGAATGTTACACCTACACAAGAAGAATTGACACAGTACATAGTTTATCATACACACCCAGTACCAGAAAATGAACTCCCACTATTTACATATCCGAGTGAACCCGATTTGAGGACGTATATAAACGCTTACCCTCAAATGCAAGCAAATCTTATCTTAGAAAATCAAGGTTACTATATCATAGATCTCATCGAAACAAATATGAATAAACCAAACCCCAATCGAGTAATTCAAATATTTAATGAACTCATGAATGGTTACGAATTTCGTCGAGTATCAGTTCCTCGAGGTAGATTTCAATATTATACATCTACACCTGAAAAATGGAAAAGAACTATTAATAAATATATAGACCCTATCATGCGCAAACAGTTTGGTATATCCATTCGATACTATACATGGAGTGAATTGGGTGTCATTACATTACTTGATAAAAATGTAATAATGAATGTAGATACATAGTTAAAAATATAACCCGATAAATTCTCAGTGTATAACAGGTTAGTGTCAATGAAATTTAGACTCATGCGCCCAAATATGGCGATAAGAAAGAAGAGAATAAAACTTTCTCGTGAAGTGGTTCATGATTTGAAAGAAGTGAGTAAGTTGTCTTCTTCCAAACAATGGGAATTTGCTGGTAATATCGAGTACAAAAATTTCAATTTTAGTAAACCAAATATCGTTACATCAAAAAAACGAAACCGTGTTGATGTTCCCGAAATTGATAGAGTTTGGTATTCCGAAATGTCATTTCACACACACCCCGGTATTGGTCATTATGATGCAGTTATATGTCAGAATACACCAGTATTCACAACCCTTCCCAGTAATGCGGATTTCGAAGCATTTATCAAAGGGTTCCCTGAAATGCAAGTCAATATAATTTGTGATTCACATGGATACTACGTTATTAATATTCTTAAATCAGCATACATGAGGGCATCACCTTTACCCGAGGCTATACATGAATATATGAGAAAGGTACGTAGTAAGCCGTTCATGTGTATTTGTGTATTTTCCGATAATGGAATTGAGTATTTTCAAACAACTATAAAAAATTGGAAAAGAGAAATTAACGAAAAAATTGATCCAGAAATGATGAAACTTTTTGGGGTATCAATTCGTTATTATGGATATGACGACGACCCCCCAATTGTTACCGTATATCGGGGTATAGACGTAGCATAGCATCTTCTAGTTCATCTACTTCATACCAAGCCCAATGACATTCAGATGAATCCTTATCAATTTTACACATTTCCTGTGCTTCTTTTATCGCTTCTGTGAAGCGTAAACGAAGTCTCAGATTCTCCCGGATTGGTCTCACCTCTGTGATACTTGGTCGTTGGTACATAGATTCAAGGACATTCTTACGAGTCTTTGCTAGTTTTATTTTGTACAGACTATTTTCAGAAAAAGTAGCCACACACTTCATCTAATATATGAGGGTATTAAAGTTTTAAGTTTATAATTAAATATAAGATGTCCTCTTATAACGTTGAAGCTTGTAATTTCAAGTACCGTGTCTCCTCTCTCGAGAGGGTTGTAGATGGTGACACAATTGATGTAAATATTGATCTAGGTTTTGACGTATGCACAAAGCAGCGCGTTCGCCTTCTAGGGATTGATACACCAGAGTCTAGAACCCGTGACACCGAAGAGAAGAAGTTTGGTCTCCTCTCGAAGAAAAAGCTCAAGGAATGGTGTCTAAAGGCGGTCGCATCTGAGAAGGATGACGTGGAAATCGAACTCAGATGCCCGGAGGCGGATTCTAGGGGTAAGTTTGGACGCGTTCTCGCCGAAGTTTGGGTTTCCGAGGATGGTGTATGGACCAATGTGAACAAGTGGTTGGTTGATGAAGGATACGCAGTTCCATATGGAGCCGAAAACAAGGCGCTCGTCGAAGGACTTCATCTAGAAAATCGTAAGAAGCTCATCGAACGTGGTGAAGTTCAGGTATAAGGATACTTATGCACCCATAAATTACAAACCCATTTTTCACCGGACTTTACAGGTTGTCCACCATGTAAAGCATCGGATGTGTCTAACCCATAATTATCCAATGTGTCAAAGAAAATTGCATCACCCGCTCTGAGTTTATATTTTTCTTTTATATTTGGAAAAGACGTCTCACCCCCTTCGTACTCATCATTGAGAGCTAGAATGAATGTGTGTATCCGTTTGTTTTTATCTTCATAAAAAACATCTTGATGTGGTTGATAGTGACCACCAGGTTTGTACCGTAAAACCTGAAGCTGTTCACAATTTTCGATCGGTCTATCTGTGTGACTGATACAACGTTCTACAACACTTTTGACGATAGGATCTTCGGTACTGAGCCACGCCGTCTCACTTTTTCGTATTTGTTCATTAACCCTTCTATCCTTATCCACAGTTGACACTTCCAATTTACTTTCCGCCCTCTGTTTGATATGAATACGTTCCTTTTCACTTAAAAAGTTTTCTATGATGACAGGTTTCGAGTATGTTGGTAACATATAGACGACCAACACGATCAAGAATAATATAAGTATCATCTTACTATATTCATAGAATTATTTTTCTGGGAAATGCAGAATTATACCTTTTACGAATTACGGCGAATATTTCATCACTATAATCCACAAGTTTTTTTATGATTTCGATTATTTCGTCGTGTTTTTCTTGGTCAAGTATATATTGTCTTAGAAGATCTCCACCCGTATTAGATATCATTTCAAATATTTGTGATATATCTCGTGACTTGTCTAAAAACTTTTCTTGTCGTTGAAGTATCGTTTTGAAAAACTCTTCACTCATTTCGTTTAACATGTAAGATATTCGAAGTTGTAGATTATCATGGGGTTCCAGATTCATAAACATTAAATCACGCTCACATTGGTATACAATCATAGCAAATGAGAGTATTTTATTCGATGCACCAACCGATCTAAGCTCTCTAAATGTTGGTGTACCACCACACGGTATATCCCCATGTTCCCTGGATGACATCGTTTTCTTTTTGAACTCTATGAAATGTGGGTTATGGATACGTCCGGTTTCTATTTGACCAGTTCGCCAATCAAAAGCTGTATGACAACTTGTACACCACATCTGTGCACACCCACTCGTTTTATAAATAACTGTACCACATTTTGGACATGATTTACTATCCCTATTTAAAAGTTCCATGGTTTCGACAGTTTGTGGATCACATTCATGATTATCTGTGAGTAATTCATTACATCTTTTACAATAGTGTTTATCACACAATCCACAATACCATTCTTCGTTTAGAAAACCTTTACATTCCTCATGTGGACACTGGCGGACAAATGATGTTTGTCCATGATCAATCCCATTTGAACGTAGTTGTTCTATATGTCGCCAAACATTTTCCATCTCTCTATAGAGATCTCGAATCTCTATCGATATTATAGGGTTATTCTGATGTCTATGATGTAGTTCTAATAATTGTGATCTTTGAGTATCTAGTATGATTCTTAGTTTCCTCATTTGAAGAATTCTCTCAACCTCGGGTTGTGTTTCTGGCATTCGTGCTTTTTCTCTTTCGAATAGTACGACCTCACGGCGTCGTTTGAGTTCTGTATTTCGAAAATACTTTGTACAAAATGAATCTACAAATTCACGATTCCATGGAGTTTTACAACCCATACAGTGTGGGTCTTCAAATGAAGAAAGTATATATCTTTGACTACATGAGCGACAACTCGATAAATCACAAAAGGGACAGTCAACTTTTTTGTGATTTATCTTGTTGAATTTCTCACAGCAAACATCGCATGTGGACATTAATATATAGACGTTTTTTTTCTTTAATTAAAGTAATATAAAATGGCTATGTACGCTGCTGCCGGTGTTGGTGTACTTTGTATCAGCTCCAGTGTAGCTGCTGTCATGATGAACAGTAAAGAAGAAGAGGAAGTAGCAATCCCAGCAGAACAACCCGAAGAAACAATCGAAAAAGAAGAAGTTGAAGAGACGGGTCTTCCTCCAGATCCACCCCCACCCCCTCCCTCGGAGCCTGCGCAGACCCAACTCACGACACCTAATAGTATGCGCACTGCATCATCGGTTTGGGGTGACCGTGGTCTAAATTATAACTTACAGTCTTGTGGTAACAGTATGATAGATTCATCCGGTGGATGGTGTTCTAATTCGCTTACCATTGGTAGCTGGATTCAGCTCGATAACGGTAAACTCGGAAGTATTTCCGGTGTGATCACCCAGGGAAGGAAAGACGCAGACCAATGGGTCAAATCGTTCAAGGTTAAGTACAAGGATGAATCGGGTTCTTGGTGGGACGTAGACGGTAAAACATTTCCAGGAAATTCTGACCGCAACACAAAGGTTACGACCACTTTCAGCAAACCTGTGCGAGCTCGGTATATACGTATTTACCCTCAAACATGGAATAGTCACATGTCCATGCGCGCTGATATGATCGCGGGCGACACGAATACAGATAAATCACCAGCTCTAGGTGACTTACCATACAGTGGACATAGCAGTTCTGCAAACTGGGGTGGTGATGCCATAGGTACGAGTCACGGTGCGGGGCGTTTAGACTCCAGGCAAGCTTGGTCTGCGTTGTCTGCGGAAGCAAATGGGAAGACAGCCTGGTATCAATTAAGTGTAAACACCCCCATAAACATGGCGGGTGTGGTGATGAAAGGACGCCACGATCATCCACAATGGATAACATCCGTTAAAATTCAATACGAAGATGAGAACGGTGAATTTAAGGGTGTAGATGGTGGATTTCATTTTGATGCGAACTATGATCGCAATTCACTCGTCAAAATATTTTTCGAAAATCCTATCCGAACAAAATCTATACGCTTTTACCCTCAATCGTGGAACAGTCACGCATCTGGACGATTTGGTATCTTAAGGGGTGGTTCTTCTTCAACCGAAGGATACGCTATTATGAACACCATTAAATCTTTAGCGGGTTTCTCCTTTTAATTACAATCCATCTACAAAACTAGCAATAATATAAAAAATGTTTTTTTTTCTTTAATTAAAGTAATACACAATGGATCCACAAAAGGCAATTATTATATTTTTGGTAATGTGTCTTAGTGTCTGTTGTATTTCATCATTTTTATCTATTGGTGGTGATGACGGTTCCTCGACTAGTCCCTCAGCTGGTCCCTCAGCTGACGATGAGGAATCCTCAGCTGATGATGACGACCCACCCGACCCGGCCGACCCGGCCGATACTCAAGGTGGGAGTAGTATACCTGGTAGATATGTGCGTCTATGGCAGGGTCACCCATACCGCGCTGATACGGCATATTCACTTAATATTATAGAACTCGAAGTATACGACGGTGACGGTAAGAATATAGCCAGCGTGGCACCTATAAAAGCTACTTCTTCATCTGTTTATGTTCAACCTAATGCTGATACAGAGGATCCAAATTATATGGCATGGAAGGCATTTGATGTTAACACAGATACTATGTATCATAGTTTGGGTGATAATAAAGAAGATTGGCTTGAAATCGATTTAGGATCGGTGCAAAATATTCATAAAATTGTTATTAAACATCCTACTGATACAACTGTTGATCGAGGTGTGGCTGTAAAAGATCGTTTACGTGGATACATTCAAATAAAGGATGGAAGTGGAAATAATAGAACAACTCCTCAATTTGAAGAAACGAGTACTGATGGTACATACACATTCGATTTCACAGAAAGTACACCCGCTTGGAAGGGAGCTCAAGGAACATTAAAGATAAGAGAGGTTTAATTACAATCCATCTACAAAACTAGCAATAATCTCCATCGCGTCCTCTCGACCGTACACAGTTTGTGTAAAGAAGAGAGTCATTTCGGCCTGTCCGTATGACAAGTATGTATCCCGATACTTTTCATATATGGATGCGAGACCATCAAGGTTATTGTCGCACCAATTCACTATATCCTCATCGGTCATATCACGGTGAAGACCATTTTCGATGAAATCGACAACCTCGTCGCTGAGAGGCATGTCGGTAATCACGGTACAGTCGTCGTCGGGATGATTCATTTTAGTTACTTTTTACATGTTTCGATGTTTACTTAGGTAGTTCACTTTGAGCATTTTCATATGCCTTCAGAACTTGACCCAAAGTCGTCGCCCTTTGAATACGACTGGTGAATATCTTCTTTCGGTTCTTTGGTATCTTGAAGTTTCGGCTGTTAATTTTAGCTTGATAGCTGGATTTATTCATCATAGTCGCCCTCTTTTCCGCATTTTTACGGAGTTTCTCTTTGGCCGATTCAGCTGCCCCCTCCGCAGCTTTCCTCACGTTTGTCTTGAACATCTTACTCGCATTGTTCGATTTCTTGACGTTTGCTTGAGTCCTAGGTGCAAACTTTTTAGCTAACTTTACACGCTCCGCACCGGTAGCCTCACTAATCGCCGTCTTTTGGGCAGCAGTTTTAACTGCGTTCATGACCCGTCGTTCCTTATTCTTTTGAACTAGGGCTTTAAACGAAGGCTTGGGTTTCCTC